GTGGTGGTATTATAGATTTAAAAAATACAGGTTCACAATCAGAACTTAGAATGTATTGTGAATCAGGTAATGCACATTATGCTGCATTAAAAGCACCTGCACATTCAACCTTCTCTGGTAATATAGCTTTAGTAATGCCAGCAACTGCAGATACACTAGCAGGTCTTGCAGCAACACAAACATTTACTAATAAAACATTTGGTGATAAAGTAGATTTTGATAATGATGTTTGTGTATCAGGTGATATTTTTGTAGGTGGTACTGCTACAGTTGCAGGAGCAATGTCAGTTGGAGGAGCTTTATCAGTAGGTGGTGCAGTTAATTTATTAGGAACAGCTACAGTAAGTGGTGCAGCAGGTTTCTTAGGTACAGTTAGAGTTAGTGGTGCTACAAGTTTAGAAGCAGGATTAGTTGTTGGTGGGAAAGCAGAGTTTGATGGAGATGTATGTGTTAGTGGTAATACACAATTAGTAGGTACTGCTAAAATAACAGGTACTACAACAATAACTGGTAACTCTGGTTTCTTAGGAACTGTAAGAGTATCAGGTAATACAAGTTTAGAAGGTCAATTACAATTAACTAAAAGTGCTGCAGCAGTTGTATGTGCAACAGCTATTAATGGTGTAACATCTGTATCATTAAACTTTGGTGCATGTCAAAACTTTAGTACAACAGTTACAGCAGCTCATACTTTAGCTCAACCTATTGGTTGTCGTGATGGACAAACAGGAAGTATTTTCTTGACACAGAGTGGAGGAAGTGGTACAATGGCTTATCACGCAGACTTTAAGTTTATAGGTGGTACAGATCCAACCATGTCAACAGCTAATGGTGCTGTAGATAGATTAGATTACATAATAGTTTCTGCTTCAAGTGATGGAGTAGGTGGAGATATTCAAATGATAATTTCACAGGCGTATGCATAATGGGTGTATTTCAAAATAATTTAATGGGAGCTGCAGCAGCAGCAGCATCAGCAGGTGGTGATTTTTATAGTCATCAAATAGCTAATAGTGTTAGATTTAATTCTTCAGCAACAGCACATATGTATCATACACAAGGAACACCTACAAATGTAGATAAATGTACTATAAGCTTTTGGGTAAAAAGAAGTAAACTTGGTGCAGCTAGGTATGGTATGACAGGAAGTGGTGCTTCTGGAGACTATACATTTATTACTTTTGGTGGTGATGGTAATGATCCTGATAAATTTTATTATTTACAAGACCCTGGTAGTCCTACTGTTGTTTTAGAAAGTAATGCTGTGTTTCGTGATCCTACTGGCTGGATGCACATAGTAATTGCTCAAGATTCAACACAAGGAACAGATTCAAATAGAAATAAAATATATTTTAATGGAGTACAGTATACAGATTGGGGTACTGGTTTTACACCATCTTTTTATTCAACTCAAAATTCTGATTTTCTTATGAACACAAGTGGTCATAAACTATTTGTAGGTTCAGGAGGTGATTCTGGAGGAAATGCTTATCTTCCTTTTGATGGATATATTGCTGAATATGTATTTATAGATGGAACACAAAATGACATTTCTGATTTTGGAGAAACAAAAAATGGTGTATGGATTCCTAAAGATCCAAGTGGGCTTACGTTTGGTAATAATGGATGTTATTTAAAATTTGAATCAAGTTCTGATTTAGGTAATGATTCATCAGGTAATAATAATGATTTTACTTTATCTAATATTTCTGCACACGACCAGATGCTAGACTCTCCAACCTTCAACGCTGATTCTAATGGTGGTAATTTTGCTACGTATAATCCTTTAACTGCTGGAAGTTATATATCTTTATCAGAAGGTAATTTAAAAACCACAGGTACTACTACTGGTGATGAGGGTTGTTCCTTAGCAACTATGGGTGTTACATCTGGTAAATGGTATTGGGAAGTACGTATGATAAGCATGAGGTATTCTGTTCCAGGTCCAGGTATATCAGCAGGTAGTGCTAGTGCTACACAAGCTACAACTACAGGAGGACCTAGAAATTTACTTTATTATGCAGGTAATTCTAGTAATTTTTTAAGAGATTTTGATTCAACAATTTGGGGAACTGTTACAGAAGTAGAAACTGGTTTAGCTGGATTTAGTGCAGGTGATAAAATGATGATTGCATTAGATGTAGATAATAAAAAAGTATGGTATGGTAAAAATGGATCATGGTTTAATTCTGGAAATCCTGCTACAGGAGCTAATCCACAACAATCATGGACTGGTACTGGCTTTAGTATTAATCCATCAATTCAAGAGTATGACAGTAGTAGTTCCAGTTCTTCATGTGCCAATTTTGGACAAGATGGAACTTTTGCAGGAACTGAAACAGCACAAGGCAATAGTGATGACACAGGTTATGGCAATTTTTTCTATGATCCACCTTCAGCCTTCCTTGCATTGTGTTCTGGTAACCTTCCAACAGCAGATGCAGTAGACCCTGCACAGACTGACGACAATTATCCACAGAAATTGTTTCAAGCTTTTACATGGACAGGTGATGGTAATACAACTCGTAGTTTTACATTAAATTTTAAACCTGATTTTTCTTGGGCTAAACAAAGAAGTCATGGATATCAACATACTCTATATGATACTAATAGAGGTTATGCAACTTTGAAAGCATTAGGAAGTGATGGAACTTGGGCTGAAGGAGGAGGAGGAGATAATTCAGGTAATGGTTATTTTTCTGCTAGTGATTCAAGTGGTTTTTCAGTTAATAGAGGAACTAATACAAGTGCAGGAACAAGTTTAACTAATAGTAGTTCTACTACTTATGCTTCATGGCATTGGAGAGCAAATGGTGGAACAACATCAAGTAATGCAACTGGAGATATAACAAGTACAGTACAAGTTGATCCATCTGGTCATTTTTCTATTGTAAAATATACAGCTAATGGAAGTGCTAATCAAACATGGGCACATGGTCTTTCAGCAAAACCAGATTTTATTATATTAAAAAAATATAGTGCAACAGCCAGTTGGGTTACTTATCATTCATCTTTAGGAGCTACAAAATATATGTACCTTAATAGTAATGCTTCTGTCTATACTGGTAGTGAAATATGGAATAATACAGAACCAACTACTTCATTAGTAACAGTAGATAATAATGGTAATTCTAATGATCCTTCAGGAGCATCTTTTATAGCTTATTGTTTTGCAAACTGTGAAGGCTATATCAGAACAGGGTCATACATAGGCAATGGTTCTACAGATGGTGCATTTGTTTATACAGGTTTAAAACCTGCATGGGTTATGACTAAAATGACAGATGGTGGTGCAGAGTGGACTATCTTTGATACTAAAAGAGATCCCCATAACCTTTCAGAACGTATTTTACAAGCAGATTTATCTGATGCAGAAAGAACAGATTTAGATGAAATAGACATACTTAGTAATGGTTTTAAGTGTAAATATAATGGAGGTAGAACCAATCAAAGTGGTAAAACTTATATCTACTTAGCAATGGCACATAATCCATTTAAATACGCAACAGCAAGATAGGAATAAAATATGTGGGCACGAATAGAAGATAATAAAATAGTAGAATACTATGATAGAAAAAAATCTATAGTATTAAATAATGTACGTTATTCTTCTCAAATATTTACAATATGGACAGATACACAACGTAAAGATTTAGGTATTGTACCTATAGTTATTTCAGGATCACATCTTAATACTAATTATTATGTAGAACATAATCATTCAGATGCAATAGCAGAAGATGGTAATAGTGTTATAAGAACTATTGGAGTTAAAGCTGCTGATAGAGCTTTAGAAGATGTTAATGAAGTATGGACACAATCTCAAATAGATAGTGGTCAAGCACCAGATGGCACAAATGCTAACGATCCAAAATTAGATGCAGAGGGTAATCAAATAATTACAAGAGGTTTAAAATATAATGCTATACAAAAAGTTAAAGCACAACAAGCAGGATACTTAGCACAAACAGATTGGTATATAATACGTAAAGCAGATGCAGGTACAGCAATACCATCTAATATACAAACATGGAGAAATGCAATACGTTCTGATGCAACTAGAATAGAAACAGCAATAACTAATGCAGCAGATATGAATGCATTTATAGCATTACATACAACAACATATAACGAAGATAAAACAGTAGATCAAATAGCAACTATAGATTCATGGACAAAATTAGGAACATAATATGAAATATATTATTATAGGAATAGTAGCAGGATTATTAAGTTTTATAGTAAATGTAAAAGCTCAAGAAGGAATTAAAACAGAAACAAGAACATATATGAAAACATTATTATGTGCTTCACATACTGATCTTGTAAACAATTTAAATACTGAACATAAAGAAGCACGTAAATGGTGGGCAGTAAATAGTGATAATGAACTTATAGAATTATTCGTTAATGATAATAATGGAGCATGGACAATCGTAATAACAAATGGAGAAAGATTTTCATGTGCTTTAATAGGAGCAGATCATAGTGGATCTAACTATGACATTAATAGCACAGTAGAAACAATACAATAGGAGCAAATAATGGCAGCATCATATACAACTAGAATAAGACTTACTCAACAAGGAGATGGAGATAATCCTAACTCTTGGGGTACAGTTTTAAATAATGGAGTCATTAGTCTTGTTGATGATGCTATTGCAGGTTATACAACTGTAGCGTTAGGTGCTAATGCTACTGTAACATTATCTGCAGTAGATGGAGGTTCTGATGTACCACGTAACGCTTTTATTGAAGCTAATGGAACTGTAGGTGGTGCTCATACTACTATAACAATGGTTATTCCTAATGTTACAAAAGGATATGTAATTAATAACCAAGCAACATATACAACAACAACTAATGTAATTAAAATAAAAACAGCACCTGGTGATGGTCTTACTATTCCACAAGGAGCTATAACACAAGTAGTAGTAGATACAGATGGAAGTGTATACTCTACTAATGCAGCAGGTTTAGGATTAGGTACAGCAGCTTCTGCAGATATAGGAGTATGTGCTACTAATGTTGCTGATGTATCTTTAGCAGATTTAAGATATGTAAGAACTTCAGCTACTTCTTCAATAGTAGCTGCTGACTTACATATAAAACAAGGAAGTTTAATTGTAGGTACATCTTCTCGTGCTTATAATCCTATATTAACATTAACAGATGCAGCAAGTATAGCAGTTGATTTTGCTAAAGGTAATAACTTCTTAGTTACTATAGGTGGTAATAGAACATTAGAACTACCTACAAATTGTACTGCAGGACAATCAGGACAGATACATGTTATACAAGATGGTACAGGTTCAAGAACTTTAGCTTATAACACAGCTTGGCAGTTTGTATCTGCAGCAGTACCAACATTAAGTACAGGAGCTAGTGATGTAGATATATTATGTTATGTAGCTCGTAGTGCATCAACAATAGACGCAGTATTATTAAAAAACTTTGATAGGTAGGTAATGTCTTCTACAAGTTCTAAACTCGTAAAGATGGACTTTCAACCTGGTATTAGAAGAGAGTCCACACAATACGCAGAAACTAATTCTTGGTATGATACTAATAATGTACGTTTTCGTGCAGGTAAACCAGAGAATATAGGTGGATATGAAACTAAAGTATCTGCATCTTTTAATGGTTCAGGTCGTGATCTTATAACATGGACTGATAATGATCAGTTTAAAAGAGCTATGTTTGGTACAGCTCAAATGTTATATGAACATAGTGGTGATGAAATATTTGATGTAACACCTGTATCATCTAGTGCATCTTTAACAAATGCATTTAGTGTAGCAGTAAGTACTAATGTTGTTACAGTATCAGCTACAGCACATGGTAGACAAACAGGTGACTTTGTATTCTTTACAAGTACTGCTACTATAGGTGGTAATATATTATTAGGTACAAGTACTTATCAAGTTAATGTTAATAATGCAAATACTTTTAATGTTAGTGTAGCAACTACAGCAAGTGCTGCTCAATCATCTTCTGGTAATGGACATATACATTATCTTTTAAATACTGGTGTATCTAATGCTGCAACAGGTTTAGGTTATGGTTCTGCATCTTATCAAGCTACTGTATGTGCTTCTGAGACAAGAGCATGGAATCAACCTACATCTATAGGAGCTAGTGACTTCTCAAGTGAGATAACACAATGGAGTTTAGATAACTGGGGTGAAGATATAGTAGCTAATAGAAGAAAAGGATCTATTTACTATTGGGATACTGATGCATCTACTACACCATTAAGAGCAACAAAAGTATCAGGTAGTACTAATTCTACACCTACTACTGTTGATAGTATTATAGTATCTCCTAATGATAGACATTTAGTTGCATTAGGTAGTAATGAATTTGGTACAACAGCTAGTCCTACAGGAACATATAATCCTTTAACTGTTAGATGGTCTAATCAAGAAGATTATACAAATTGGGTTCCATCTATAAGTTCTACTTCTGGTGAAGTTATATTAGCTGATGGTACAAAAATAGTAGGAGCAAAGAGATCTCGTAATGCTATTAACATATGGACTGATAATGCTTTATGGTCTATGACTTTTGTAGGTCCACCATTTGTATTTAATTTTTCACAGCTTGGAACTAACTGTGGTTTGATAGCTCAACATGCAGGAGTTGATTATGATGGTAGAGCAGTATGGATGGGATATGATAACTTCTATGTATTTGATGGTCAAGTAAGAAGTTTAGATTGTACAGTAAGAAGATTTATATTTGATAGATTAAATATGGATCAAAAAGATAAAATATTCTGTGGAATAAATTCAGAGTTTAAAGAAGTAATTTGGTTGTATCCTTCTACAGATTCTACTGAATGTGATAGTTATGTAGTATGGTCTCCTGATGAAAACTATTGGTCTTATGGAGATAGTATATTTACAACCTTTGCAGATAAAACAGTATTTGGAAATACAATAACAACAGGTTTACAAGGAACAAATCCTGCATCTAATAAATTATTTAATAATGAAGTGCAAGGTTTATATACAGCAGATGGAGTAGCAATGTCTTCCTTTATTGAGTCAGCAGATTTTGATATAGATTCTGGTAATGAAGTAATGTTTTTAAATAGAGTTATTCCTGATTTTGATTTAAGTGATGGTAGTTTAACATTCTCAATTAAAACAAAAGACTTTCCTGAAAGTAGTACATCAAGAGAGAAACCAAACCCACCACATACAGTAACAAATTCTACAGCTAAGATAGATATGAGAGCAAGAGGAAGGCAGGGGAGAGTCAGAGTATCTTGCAATGCAGCAGGTACTAGCTGGAAATGGGGTTCTATTAGATTAGCCATACAACCAGATGGTAGAAGATAATGGCACGTTATCCAGCAGTACCTAAAGTATATGATTATTTAAAAGATAATCCTCAAGCTGATAGAGTACATAGAGAAATATCACAATGGGGTGCAGCATTAGTAAATCAATTAGATACTAGAGATTTACAAGTAGATGCAAGACCTTCTACTAAAATATATTCAGTAGTTACTATAACTGAAATAGGTAGTCCACGTAAAGGTGATATAGCATATGCAGCATCTGCAGGTAAGTTTAAAGGATATGTTAGTACAACAGCAACACAAGCATGGGAAAATTTAAATTGAAGAGTGATGAATTTTTTAAGTTTCTTAATGAAAGTACATATGTAGGTAATATAAATACAGGAGAAGTAATACCACCAAACATGTATAATTCACAAGAAATTGTGAAACCTATAGCAGACTCTTCAAAAATAGTGTAGAATAGTAATAGTAATTTTATAGCTGATAATACAAAACCACAGTCAAATTATATGAACATAAAAGGAATAAAATAATGATGCCACCCACCAGAATAGAGCAGCTAAATAACTTTCAGGATGCAATGCAAAGTCCTGATGGATTAGATAGACTACGAGCTTTACAAGCTGTTGAACAAGCTTTACCTTCGTCACGAGGACTTATGGGTATGCCACAAGTACAAGCTTCAGCTTCACAAATGCAACCTATGATAAATAGAGAAGGTGGTGGTCAAATAGATCCTGCACAAGCAGCACAAGGTTTAGCAAATTTTGGTAGATATGGAGATAACATATTAGTTCATATGAATCCTGAAGAGTTAGATGGACTAGCATCACTTGGTAAAATAACATACAATCCAGTAACAGGATTACCTGAAGCATTTGGTTTTAAAAGTTTCTTTAAAGCTGTACGTAAAATAGCACCTGTTGCATTAGCTTTAGCTGCTCCTGCTTTATTTGGAGGATTTGCAGGTTCACTTGGTTTAGGTGGTACTGCTTTAGGTTCAGGTATAACAGGTTTTATAGGTTCAGGATTAGGTAGTTTAATAGCAGGTGCTAAACCTAAAGATGCATTAAAAGCTGGTTTAATGGGAGGAGTAACATCTGGAGCACTTGCAGGAATACAAGGAAAATCTTTTGCTACATCACCAAAAGTATATCAAGGATCTATAGGTCCTACACTTTCTGACTCACAAGCTCTTACAAAAACTGGATTAGGTACAACAATGGGTAATGTTCCAACAGAAGCTGCTTCACAATTTGGAACAACTATACCTTCTGGTACAACTACAGCTACAGATACATTTTCAGGTTTAACAAATACTCAACCAATGACTTTATTATCAGATCCTATAGGAACATTAAAAGGTGCAGGACAAAGTATTGTAGATCAATTAGGTACAACTAAAGGAATAGCTAAAGCTGTAGGTTATGATTTAATGACACCTGATTATGAACTTATGTATGCTAATGAAGCTAAGGCAAAAGAACAAGCATTACAAGATGCAGGTTATACAGTTGATACTGGCTTTGATGGTCAAACAGTTATAAGAGATTCTTCTGGTGTTACACAACCAAGAACTTTAAGTGTTCAACAAATATTAGATAGAGCATTAGGAAGAGCACCACGTACTAACTTAGTAGCACGTTATGGTTATGGAGCTAAAGATGCTAAACAAGGTGGATTAATAAGTTTAAAACATGGTGGTGAATTTAGTGGTATGGTTCCAGGTGAAGGACATGGTATGGAAGATAATGTTTATATGCCTATTACAGAAGGTAAAGAACAAGTAGGAACACTAGCTGTATCACCTTCAGAGTATGTAGTAGATAGTTATACAATGGCAGCACTTGGTAATGGCAATGCAGATGCAGGTGCTAAAGTAATGGATAGAGTTGTTAAGAATGTACGTAAGAAAGCTTATGGAGATACAGAGCAACCAAATGAAATAAGTGGGTTACAAGCTTTAAAACCCATGATGGAAAGGGTATAAAGAGATGGCAATATTATCATCATTGTTTCAGACAGGAGCACCTGTACAACAAGTAGCAGGTCCTACAATAGCAACACAAAAGTTACCTGAAGAGTTAGCTCCATTTTATAAAGATATACTTGGTAAAGCCCAAGCACTTTATGATGATAGAACAAGTGAAGGTTTTAAACCTTATGTTGGTCCTACACTTGCAGATTTTACACCTGAACAACAACAAGCTTTTACAGGATTACAAGGACTTGTAGGTTCACAAGCTCCAGTATTTCAAGAAGGAATGGATTTAACAAGAGCTGCTGCAGCACCTATGACATCAGAACAAATGACACAATACATGTCTCCTTATCAACAAGCAGTAACAGATATAGAAAAAAGAGAAGCTACTAAACAATATGAATCACAAGTACAACCAGCACTAGCTGCACAAGCTGCAACTACAGGTGGTTTTGGTGGTAGTAGACAAGCTATATTAGAAGGTATGGCTGCAGATACACAACAAAGATTACTTAGTGATATACAAGCTAAAGGATCACAATCAGCTTATCAAGATGCTGTACAAAGATTTCAAGCAGATCGTACTGCAGCAGGTCAAGCAGGTGCACAACTTGCTACTATGGCTCCTCAACAATTTAAAGCACAACTAGGTGAACTAGGTGCATTACAAACTGTAGGTGAACAACAACAAAGACAACAACAAACAGCTCTTGATGAAGCCTTTAGACAATATCAATTAGAAAGAAACTATCCTTATGATACTATGTCTAGGTATCAATCTGTTGTTACTGGTGCACCTATGGGTACAACAACATTTGCTAATCCTGCACCACCTGCACCATCTGCAGCACAAACTTTACTTGGTGGATTAGGTACATTAGTAGGAACTTATGGAGCCTTTGGTGGTAAACTACCTAATGTATTTCCATCTAAAAAAGGTGGTGGCATAGCAGATACTATGGTATATAGAGATAAAGGTGGTTATGTATTTCAAAATTATCCTGCAGGTATAGTAGATGTACATCCTGATTATGGTTATCAACCAAGAGGTTTTTCAGGAGATATAAGCCAACTACAAGAAAAAACTTATCCTAGAGATATAACTGAAGCAGATATATATAATATGAATTATGATAAGTTATCTTTTGGTGATAGAATGCATTTACAAAATTATAATTATTTTCAAGATAATGATTTTGCTTCAAGAAATAAAGTATTAGCTGATTACATGGGTAATAAAATAGAAGGTCAGAGAAAATATACAGGTAGCCCTTTTGAAGGTAATACAAATACTATAGTAGAAACAAGTATGTCAGGTGAAACTATGATACCTCCTGAAAATAAATTGTTAAGTCAAACACCAGAAAATTATATAGCAGCAAGACAACAAGAAGAAATAGATTCAGCTAGTTTAAATACTTCTATGCCTCCTATGGATAATTTTGCAGGTATTGAAAATGCTAGAGTACCAATAAATGAAAGAAAAGAAGCACCTATTATTGATCCACCTCCTCCTGTTCCTGAAGGTATAAAAACAGGTATAGCATCTGCATTAGAACAACGTAATCTTAATGTAACTCCTCCTGAACAAATTGCTACTAATCAAATACAAGAACCTACAAATAGAGATAAGTTTAATATAGATCAAAGTAGAATACAAGCAGAAGAAAATTCATTAATGAAGTTAATGAAAGATAGAACTAAAGGTAGAAAAAAACAACTTGGTGAATCTAAAGAAGCACAAACTCGTGAAAACTGGTTAAATGTAGCACAACTATTTTCAAGATTAGGTTCAGCTACACCTAGACAAGAAGGTATAATGGGTGTTATAGGTGCTGGTTTAGAAGCAGCAGATCAAACTTTACCCCAAGTTGCAGCAACAAATGCTAAATTTAGAAATGAACGTAAAGAAATTCAAAATGCTATTGAAGATGATAAGATAGGATTAGCTCAAACAAAATTAAATTCTCTTGAAAAACGTGCTTCTAAAGAACAAGCTTTTCAAAGACAAGAATTAGAAGATTTAAGATTTGAAGAAAACAAAAAAACTGAAGAGTTAAGATTTAATAAATCATATGATCAAAAAGAAAGAGAACTTAATGCTACTATATCTAAAGCAGGAGCATTAGATATTAATGATGAAAAAAATATTGATGCTTTAATAAAAACAAGATACTATGGAGGTTCTATTAATGCTGATGGCAATCTTATATTTGCTGAAGGAGAATCATTAGATAAGTTTGGAAATGATATAGCAGGTGCTCTATCACAAATAACAGGTAATATTATGGAAACAGAAGGAATAAGTTTTAATTCAGCTCAACCTTTTATTAGTAATATTAAAAATAAAATAGATGGTGTAAATCAAGATACTCTTAAAAAAATGATGGCAGAATATCCAACATTAAATAGAGAGCAACAAGAAAAAGCAATTCAAAGTTTAGCTGATGAATCTAAATTAGATATAACTATAGCACGATTATTATTACAAAGATAATTATATGACATCTCAAACATTATTTAATACAGGAAATAATACTGGGCAACAACAAACTTTATTTAGTTCAGATAAACCTACAGATACATCTATAGATCCTAATAGAAAATTACGTAGTTCTGATTTATTAGCTGATTCAGAATGGATTAATGCATCTAAACAAATATATAAACATCAAACAGGTAAAGAATTTATAGGTACTGATCAACAAGCTGCTGAATGGGGTATAGGTAATACAGCAGATTTTGAATATGATCTTACTAAAACTGTTGGTATTGCAGCAGATGCAAAAAACTTTGATTTACCTACTGCAGAAGCTTGGAATACAACTCTTGATAAATATAATCAATTAGAAATGTTTACATTAGGAGGTACTGGTAGAGCTTTACGTTATATGGCTACTGATCCTACAATGATTGGTTCTCTTGCCTTAGGTTTTGGTGCAGGAGGTATTGCAAAACAATTTGGACAACAAGGTACAAAAATTGCAGCTAAAGTTGCAGTTAAAGAAGCTGTTAAACAAGCACGTAAAAAAGCTATAGCAGATGCAGCAAAAGATGGTATTACAGGTAAAGCTAGAAAAGAATTAGTAGATGCTGCTGTAAAAAAGGCTTCAACTAAAGCTAAAACAAATACAGCTTTATTAGTAGGTACAGAAGCAGGTGCTTATGGTGGAGTAGATAATTATTCTAGACAACTGTTAGATGTAGAATTAGATAGAAGAGATGGTATTAGTACATTAGAGTTAGGTTTAACAACTGCTGGTATGGGAGCACTTGGCTTTGGATTAGGTAGAGGTTTACCTGCATTAGCTAGACGTATCTTTAAAAAACGAGAAGTTGTAGATGATCTTCCTGATAAAATTTATAGTGATAAAGATACATTAGATATAGCAAAACAACAAACAAAAATAGATGTTCCTATATCTAATACTACAAAAGCATCTACAAGACTTGCACAAGATGCTTTACGACAAGATCCTAATGCAACTATATTATCTTATGGTTCAGGTCAAGTAGATGAAACTACAGGTACAATTAAAGAAGTAGAAGAATTAAAAAAATCAGGTGCTAAAGTAGATGCATATGACTTAGAACCTAACATGGTTAATAAAGAAAGAACTTCTTATCGAGAACAATATAATCCTTATGCTTTAGATAATAAATATAATGTAGTTAATGCATCTAATGTATTAGATAATTTAGGATCTAAACAAGATGCATATAATAAAGCAAGAAGAATAGTAACACAAATAGGTAAGTCTGTTAAAGATGATGGTACTGTTGTTATTAATCCTTCTAAAAAAGGTAGTATAACTCAAGCAAAATTACAAAATATTCTTGATGAAACTTTTGAAAAAGTAGAATGGGATGATACATCTAAAGTATTTAAAGCTTCAGGTCCTATGGAAAAAGTTGTTGTTGAGGTAGGTGAAGATGGTTTACCTATAAAAAAACAAAACAAAGTATTGATGTTTTTAAAAAAGAATTTTTCATCAGATGCTGGAGCAGGAGAAACTATTGCTCAAGGTAGACGTTTACAAAAAACTACTGTAAAAAATGCTGAAAGAAAAATACAATATAATTTAGGAAGATTAGAAAAAGCTGTAAAAAAAGAATATGGTAGTTTTGATAATGTTCCTCCAAGACTTATGTCACAATTAGTTGCAGGTGTTGAAGGAAGATTATGGGAATTAGAAGGAGTACTTCCACAAACAAAAGAAATTCTTACAGACATGAGACGTTCTATAGATGATGCTCAACAACAACTAATTGATATAGGAGCAGTAGAACCAGGTAGTGAACTACAATATAAAATTAATAGAAGTCAATCAACAAGTTATCCAGGAGCTATGCAAGGTCCTCCTCAAGAAGGAGAGTCATTAAAATTTTATATGAATACTTCGTATGATGTATTTGATAATCCTAAATATAAAGTTAATCCTAAAGATAGAGAAGCAGGTAGACAATATTTTATTGATAAATTTTCGCAATCAGGTGCAGCAGAAAATGCTGCATATAAATTAGCTAAAAATAAACAAATAAATAAACAAGAATTAAGTACTGCAGATTTACAAAATATAAATAGATATGAAGGTCAAGATGGTATTATTGAAGGATTAATAAATCAACTTACAGAAAAACATGGAGATGATATTACCTCACAGTTAGATAATTTATTAGGTAAAACAACATCACGAGTAGGTTCAGGTGCTCTTAAAATTTTAAAAGCAAAAGAAAATATTGATCCAGAAATAGCAGGACTTCTTGGAGAAACTAAAGATATAAGACAAAGGTATGCAAATACATTATTAAAACTTAGTAAGTTAGCAGGTAACTTTGAATTTAATAAATCTATACGTGAGTCTGCAGAACAAGCAGGAATTACTGTACCTACTCAAAATCAAATGTTAAGAAATAAAGGATTAGATGTAGCTAGAATAGGTCAAGGAGGAAAATATACACAACGTGTTAGTGATTTAGTTTCAGATCCAGAGATAGAAGGATTAGCTAGACCATTACAAGATGTTTGGACTACACAAGAATTTAAAGATATAATAGAACAAGGTGCAGAACTAGCTGAACCAGTAACAAAAGAATTATTAGCAAAATTATATAATACTTTTTTAGTAGGTAAAGCTCTTACACAAATATCTAAAACTGCTTATAGTATTGGATCTGTATTTAGAAATTTATATGGTGCAGGTATGTCTGCATTAGGTAATGGTTACATTAATCCAGTTGCTTTAGCTGAAGCAGGTAATGCTTTTAAACAAATAGCTATAATGCCACGCCAAGAAGTTAGAGAAAAAATAGAAAAATTAACATCATTAGGTGTATTAGATACTGATGTTAGACTTCAAGCTATGATTGAATTATCAAAAGACATGGATTCTAATTTTTTTCTTGGAGGTATAAAAAAATATGCACCTAAACCAGGAAAATTTATTAATAAAAAAGCTTTAGAAATTTATCAAGGTGCAGATAATTATTGGAAATGGTTTGCTTTTCTTAATGAACAGGGAAGATATAGACAAGTTCTTATTGACAAAGGTATAGATCCTAATAGAACTGTACGTACATTTAGAACTGGTGGAAAGGTTGTAAATGTAACAGAGCTTGATGAGTATGCTGCAAAGATGGTTAGAGAAAATATGCATAACTATGGTGAAACTTCTCGTATGGTTAAACGTGCTAGAAGAAGTCCTTTTACAGACTTTATTGCATTTAGAACAGAGATGTTTAGAACATCTAAAAATATAATAAAGAATGGTATTAAAGATATGCAAGAAGGTGCTGCTCAAATGAAGAGAGGTCAACGTAATGAAAAGGGTTCATTAAAAGGAGTTGCACAGTTTAGAGCAGGTATGGCTAGAATAGGTGGTGCTGCAGGTGCTGTTACAGCAACAGGTGCTATTGGTTATACATCAGCAGAATTAACAGGAATTAATGATTTAGTTTTTGGAACTAACTATACAAAAAAAGAAGCAATAGAAGAATTTGATCAAGGTTATAATAAAGGATCAGATTGGTTGTATTTTTTTAAAAATGGAAAATTAAAAAGATTTAATATGAGTTATATAGATCCTTGGGCAATGTTTAAAAATCCTGTTCAAGCTGTTATACGTGCATTTCAAACAGAAGATGATCCTAATATAGCTTTAGATAAATCTACTAATCAAATATTAAAAACTTTTGGAGAAAGTATAGGACCATCTATTTTAACTCAAGCTTTATTTGATATATGGAGAAATCAAGATGAATTTGGTAGAGAAATTGCTAAAGATCAAGGAGTAGTAAAAGATACTGCTAATAGATTAGCTAGACTTTGGGAAGCTTTTGAACCAGGAACAGTTAGTACTGCAAAAAGAGCATTTGAAGCATATACTAAAGGTGGAATTAAATCTTATGGAACTCCTATAGAAAAACAAGCTGAGATATTAGGTTTTGCTGGATTAAAATATGAAGATGTTAATATACCTAAAGCTTTAAGTAGAAGTTTAATAGAACCTACACAAAGATTAAATGAATCAAATAAAAGTTATAAAAAAGCTTTTAGAGATTATAGAGGAACAGAACCAGAAGTATTTATAGATCTATATTCTGAAGCACAACGTAAAAAATTTAGAGCTGCTCAAGACATGTATAAATTTGTACAAGCTGCTAAAGCTACAGGCATGAATAATAATGCTATCATAAAAGAAATAACTAAAGGTGGTTTCTTTCCAAAAAATTTAAGTAAACAATTTATTAGAACTTTAGTTAAAGATGGCATATTTTTACCAGATAAACCTGAAGATAAAACATTAAATAAATGGCAATCTCTTATAAAGAAAACTAATAAAGAAGCTGTTATAGGTTTACCTGCAGCAAGAAAAGATTTATATGATTTATATAGACAATATAGTAGATTACCTTTAACAACTTATGAAGAAGAAACTGAAATAAAAAATATAAATAGTGGTCAAACATTATTTTAATAGGAGAAGACAATGCAAGATATAATGTTATGGAATGCTGTGCTTACGCTTGCTGTGGGTGCATTCCTATGGTGGATACGTAGTATTAATAATGATATAAATAAACTACGTGAAGATTTAAAAGATCATGCATTGTCTGATGCAAAGACTAGAGAGTTTATGGCTACTAATTATTCTACACGTAAAGAAGTGTTTAATGAAATGAATAAACTATTAGCAAGATTTGATAAACTAGAAGAAAAACTAGATCGTTGGATGGAGAAACAATAGTATTATGTTTGTTATTATTTTGTGGGAGTATGTTAATGGCTGATATGTCAGGTGAAAGAGCACCAAAACAATATGAATTTAAACATGCTGAATATGTACCTTATCTAATAGGTAAAGAAGGTGATTTATCTTTTCAAGCAAGTCAAGGTAAATATGATCCTAAAACACAAGAATTTATAGCATGGAATGATAAAATAAAAAGGGTTGATGATGAGGGAAATGTTACAATAGAACTTGTACCTACAACAGGTTTTGGTACAACAGGTAAATCTGCATCAGGTTTTACTGTAAAAGAAGGACAACGTACTCCACTCTATGTAGCTAATATGGCATTAGATCAAGAGATAGGTGAAAAATTAAAAGCAGTAAATAGACGTATACCTTCTTTTAATCTTTTACCAGAAAAATTAAGAGTTCCTATGTTAAGTTCTTTTTATAGAGGAGGATTAAGTGGTAGTCCTAAAACAATAGAACTAATAAATAAAGGAAATTTTAAAAAAGCTGCTAAAGAATTTTTAGATAATAAAGAATATAAAGAATCTAAGAAAGAAGGTAGTGATAATTCTGGAGTTGCTTTACGTATGGAAGAATTATCTAATGCTCTTCTTGCATATGATGAAGAAATAAAAAAAGCTGGTGGTGGAATAGTTATGAATGATCCTGATAAAAATTATAATGCACAAAGGTTTATATAATGTCACCAGTATCTATTACTAAAGAAGCAAATGAATATCTATCTAATACAATAGGTGAGCATAAAGCATTAGGTGTACAGTTATCTGTTGAAGGTGGTGGATGTGCAGGATTTAATTATAAATGGGAATTTGTTAATTCAGAAGTAAAAGATATTAATCAAGAAGAAATTATTAAATTAGATAAAGGTTTATTATACATACATCCTACTGCTATTATGTATGTATTAGGTACAATTATAGATTTTACTAAAGATGTAGCAGGAAGTTATTTACAAATTAATAATCCTAATGCTACTTCACAATGTGGATGTGGAGAAAGTTTTGCTTATGGCTAAATATTTTTTATTTATATTTGTATTTTTATTTACACTACAAAGTTATGCACAAACTAATACAGTAACATCTACCTCGTCTACTGTATCTGGTACTACATCTGTAGATAGAACTCCCTCTACAGCTAGTGCTCCATCTATTATGAATAGTAATCAAGATGTCTGTAGTTTTGCAGCTAGTGTTGCAATACAGTCACAGATACTAGGTATAGCAGGTGGTACTTCAGTACGTGATATGAACTGTGAAAGACTTAAACTATCCAGATCTTTATATAGAATGGGTATGAAGGTTGGTGCAGTTGCTTTACTATGTCAAGACGAAAGAGTCTTTCAAGCAATGGAAATGGCAGGTACACCTTGTCCATTTATGGGCAAAATTGGTATAGATGCTGCTAAAGAATGGGCTAATAACCCAGAGAAAAGACCTGACTATGATAAATGGGTAAAAGAAAATGCTGTTAAAGAAGAAGAAATTGTTACTGATGAAGGTGCTCTTGGTATCTTCTCTGTTATTCTTATGTTGCTCTTTATCTAATGCACAGATGTTGCCAGAAGGTGACACAGTTACACAAGAGATAGAGACTGAGCACTTAGGTGAAGGACATATAGATACAATAACAGAAACAACTACAACTGTTGAACACAAAACAACAGGTGATTTACTACATAAAGATACAGGTAGCGTAACCACTAGGTACGAGGGTGATATGGATCAAGATTGGGGAGGGATTGGTTCAGCTAGTATGCCAAATTGTAATGCATACTTTGGTACAGGTACATGTGGTAAAGGTACGTCTAACTCACATACTACATTCGATCAGTATGTTAATATAAGTGAATTTCATATATCAGATGGTGGTGCTTTAGAATGGGAACTACAAATGCATCATTCACAAGCAAACACCACAGGATATTTTCAAACAAAAGGATACAATAATAATGTTCTACAATGGGACACAGGACAGATTACATTAGAAAATAATCAGACACCTACAACATACGCAGGAACGTATGATTTTGCAGGAGATTTAGATAAAGTATTTATAAGAGTAGGTGGATCTAAGAATTATTTCTTTGATAATGTAGAATACATAGTTAATTACAATCATATAACTACAGCAGTAGAGACATGGATAGAGATTGTTCAGCCTGGATTGATGGAAGATCAGATAACAGTAGAATTAATAGAGCAATATGATGTTGCTACACCAGAAGAACAATATCAAATGGATGAAATGATGGAAGAATTTGATATGGTTATGACCTTTGATATGCCTACTATGGACTATCCAATGGAAGAGATAGCTATAGAGATGCCAATAGAAGTTGATACTATTGGTGTTATGATGGAAGAATATAATGAAGGTACTATATCATATGAAGAAGTTATAGTAGAGGTTCAGGAGATGGTACAAGAGATACAAGATATAGGTATGGAAGTTGATGTATCAATGCCTACACTAGAAGAAGTTAAAGAGGTTGCTATTGAACAACCAATAGAAGAACCAGTAGAAATAGAAACAATAGAAGCTGAACCTATTATAGAAACTGTTGAAGTTATAGAAGAAGTTACTGAAGAGCCTGTTGAAATTGTAGAAGAAACTAACGAAGAACCTACAAAGGAGGTTGCTAATGTTTCTGAAGACAATAACATGGAAGAGATTAAAGAAGAAGCTAATGAAGAGACTGAACCACAAGAGAAGGAAGTTGCGAATAGCGATATGGAATCAGAAGAGGTGGATCAGAATGAGCCAAAGAAATTAGAAGTTACTAAACAACAACAAAAGAAACAAGATAAAGCTAATCAAGTATTAGATACAATACAATCACAATATGATCCTGTAGCACAACTAACAACCATAGCATTAGTTACTGCTCTTGGTCCTGATATACAACAGTATCAGCAACAAGATATAATGCAACAGATGCAATGGTATGAAGCAGAAGAAATATATAATGATGTAATAATGTCTGATCCTCTAGGAGATTATATCTCTGTTAGATCTAACTTACAAATGGAAAGGATGATTCAGCAGCAATATGAGTGAAGTAGAATATCAAGGTATTAAAGTAAAAGGTGGTAGATTATTTTTAATTTTCCCATTACTAGGAACTTTAGCTGGTGCAGTATGGGCTGGTTTTGAAGGTTATGCTAGATGGGTAGCTATGGAGGAAAAGATAAATGAATATGTGGCTCCTGATCTTTCTGGTTTTAATTTAAAACTAGAATTACTAGAAGAGAAAATAGATTCTTTAGAGAGTAATGTTACTATAGAAATGAGTGCATTAAAAGAACTGGTAGGTGCAGCACAAGATGATGCACGTACTATACGTACTGATATAAGGAATGATGTACATGAAGCACATGATCAGATAGCTAACGTGGATAAGAGATCAAGATCTACTGAACAAGATATAAGAACTTCTCTTAGACAAACAGAGACAGATCTTAGAACTATGATTGATCATGCAAGTGATAGGTTTGATTCTAAAAGAACAGCAATCGAGTCTGATGCTCAACGAAGAATAGAACTAATAGATAGTAAACTAACAGCATTAGAAACAAAGTTACGTGAGATGTTGCAAAGAGCTTTAGATAATCCTTTAGCAGGACAGTAATTAAAACCCACATTTTTTTATAAGTTCATTTACTTTCTTTTTACCTAGTATCTTTAGTGTGTCTACTATATTAGCATCTAATCCTTCAGGTGATATATCTATTTCTTTCTCACTCTTAGCACCTCTAATACGAGACAATAACTCTAATGCTTTGATAGCACTATTAGTATGACCATTAGCTTTAGCAAACTCATACTGCTTTTCTATTTCAGTTATCACATCTACTGAAGTCTCTAACGTATTCTCTAGTTCTTCAATACGTTCTTTAATCTCTCCATTTTGTAGATTTCTATAGCCTTGATTATAGGCAGATGAAGCAGCATATCCTGCAGTCTTTGCAGCTTCTGTTGCATTTCTATGCAGGATATAAGCCTGTGCGAACTTCTCTTGTTTATCATTTAAAGCCATGAGGTTATACTCAATAGTAAAACAATGATAGCTATTATAAAAGAATAATAGATAATATAAGCAATAACACTAGAGCTCTTCTCCTTTTTGTTGTTGCCATTGAAGATCATTTTGATCTGGTGCAAAAAGTTCTGGATTGACATTTGGTTGTATTCTCCAATCATTATCTGTATCTGGTCTACGTTGTGTAGTGTCACAACCAGCATATGTAATCTTTACATCTTCAGGATTGTCT